TTTGTCCATCTTGATGACCCGGTGCTACCCACTCAGTGTTGTATCTACGTACTCTATCAAGGAGTTCTAAAGGACTCTCAGTACGTAGGATAGAACCTTCAGGTGCAGCTTGCGGTATTTCAATTACAGCTTGCTCCGCAGGGTTGAAGTACTCGTCTTCCACCAGCTCCGGATGGTGCTCAGAGAAGTAACCATATAGGGCTTCGTTCTTACCAACACGTTGACGACGAATATAAAAGTCATTATGCCAAGCGTGAATACCAGAACTACTACCAAGGACGCAAGAGCTTGTACCAGACGGCTTAATGGTAGTTGTCCTTGCTGCAGGATTAATGCCCAATGCATTCGCCACTCTTCGATTCTCTTTATTAACTTCATTAGCTGCTTCCTCTAAGTCATAAGCAAGTACAGTACCAGACCCAATGCCTGTCATACCTACACCAATCAATGCATCACGTTGACAAGTCTCTTGCCATTCAGGACGTAGGTAATGGAAGTCAGTGTAACCTGCTTGCAATGTACCAATCAATGAGGCAGCTCGTGCTCGCTCATTCAAGTCCTTCTGTGATTCAATGTTAGATGCATTAAGTTCTGTAAGGTTACACATTTGGTAAGGACGTAGTCCAATCTCACAGCAAGGGTTAGTGCCCCAGTCTTTGTCGTTGGTAAAGTAAAGCCCTGGCTCCCCAGAGCCCGAGAGTTCCACACGTTCCCATAGTTTATCAAAGGCATCCTTGGTAATCTTATTACGCAGCATCACAGCTGAGTTGTTAGATCGTGCACGTTGAGGGTTCTCTTCCCACCATGAGCCAGCCTTACATGCAAGCATATCATTGTCATCCATAGAGAACAAGGAGATCATAGCAGCTCGACGGATACCACCAGTCAGTACTGCGTCTGCAATGTAACACATCATGTCATGTACTTCTAACGTCCCTAGGTTACGTCCAATAGCTTGGTCTAGTACAGACCGTAGCTTATGTAAGCAATCCTTAAGGGGCTGTGGGCCTGGAGCTTTACCGCCAGTAGTGATAAGCATTGCACCCTTAGGTCGGATGTCACGGAAGTCAAACTCTACATCCATAGTGTTGTTGAAGTATGATTCACACAGCACCTTGATTGCATCAGCCCAACCTTCAATGTTATCTGATACTAGGAACCTACGCTTACGAACCTTAGGGCCTGCAACTTCCGGTAGCTTACGCACATGATGACGTTGTACCGAGTAGCCCACACCTGTACCACCAAGCAACAAGAACATAGACTCAGCGAAAGCTTCAGGGCTTTCAATAGGTAGGTATGCACAGTTGTAGATGCGGTTAGGTGCTAGCTCAATAGGTGCACCACCGAACTGTAGGGATCTCATGGAAGGTAAGATCTTCTTATCGTATACATACTTGTAAGCTTTCTCAATCTCTTTCTTAAACTTAGGGTACTTACGTTGGTGCATCTCTTTGTTACGGGTGACTAGTTCATCCCATGTTTCTCTACGCTCTAGCTCTGGTACATACTTAGCGTACTTAGAAAACACTGTGATGTCTGATAAGATTTTGTTTGATGTATTCATTCTCTACCTTTCTTTAAATAAGTTCTGATTCTATCGAGTATACCGAAGTCATCCTTCAGGCCACCGAGAGTACGGTTACAAGAGTGGCATAGCCAGCCCCTGAATTTACTGGTTAGGTGATCATGGTCCAGTGCCCATGGGGATTTGTTAACCCCTCCACATCCTGATGCTTCATCTTTGTTACGTAAGCAGATAGGGCATTGATAGTCATCCTCAGGGTAGTCTGCTTCTACTCGCAGGTGTTGACGTACTTTAGCTACTGATCTAACACATAGCTTACAGGTTGTCTTACGGTATCCACGTCCACTCTCCATTGAGAACTCTTCTGCTTCTTTCTTTACGTTGCACTTGTTACATGTTTTGTATTCCATTATTAGTCCTCTATTAGAATGCAGTCTTCTTTAGAGATGAAGTTAATGTAACCCTCAGGTTCTCTGGATTCATACTCTACCCCTGTATCACCAGCAAAAGGTACTAGCTCCCCAACCAGAGAGCTGTACCATTTCTTTTCATCATCACATTTTAATATCTTTAGATTTGCCATTCTTATCTCCCTTCTCTTGGCGAGCCGCAGGCGAGGAGGCATCTTCCGGCTTAGGCTTTCTAAATATATTATCAAAGTTATTTTCAAAGGTACTTCTATCAGACATTGGTCTTGGCTTTGAACCCTTACCGTTCATACTATTCTCCTAGCATGTCATCAATTAGAGTTGCGTAACCTGCAATATCATGCCAGCTATCAGCGTAGTTAGGATCACCGTTAAGGATACGAGCTGTCTTATGCTGTATCATTTCAAGGGATTCTTTCTGTGCTGAGGATAATCTTTTCCATCCCGGTGCTGCTTGCATTACAGCCTTAAGTGATTGGCATAGAGCGCTTTGTCCTTCAAAGCTACCGTACCTACTACCTCTTTCTTTTAAAGTTTTATTAGTTACTAGGTTCATCAGCTGCTCCCTCTAAACTTTGTACGCAGTCTAGTATGTAGGCTGCTAGTTGAAATGCTTTACTTTTTTCATTAACTAACTCCATATCATCTGATGAGAAGCTTACAGCTACGTTCTCTTCACCTTCTTCGTTAGTAACATCTTTTAGTTTAATAGTATATTCAGTCATCATTTAGTCTCTCCAGAGTTAATAAAACCTTTGATCGCACCATCGCTGTGCAATGCACCACGTAGTACGTCTTGTACTGCACCATCTTTGAGCACAAGGATAGCAGGTATTGCCCTGATGTCGTACTCTTTGGCCTGTTGCATGCCATCTTCTGTGCCTGTGTCAACCTCAGTTACTTTGTCGGTTAGCTCAAGATACTTAATTCTGTTTTTCAATTGACTACAGGCTGGGCAATTCTTGCCTGTAAATAGTAGCATGTTTTGCATGTGACTCCTTGCGTTGTCGGTTGGCATAAAATGCCAGTTAGTGTTGTCGGTTTGGCAAAATAAATGGGGTCATTCGCCTAACCTCTTCAGTTGAATTTTAATTTGCTCTCTCTTCTCTCTTTGTAGTAATTCCGAACCACAAGGTTCTTCTCTTCCTGTTTTATTCTTATCTTGTTTGTCTTTGTTCTTGTTGTCTGCGAAAATAGCATCGAAAGGTAACACAGTCGCATACTTCTTCATTTTCTTAGCCTCTTCAGTTGAATTTTAATCTGCTCTCGAATAAAAAGAGGACCCCGGAGGGCCCTCGTGTGTTACATTCTAATAATATAATGTATAGTAAGCATAGCTAATGAACCTATCAGGAAACCCTGAAAGAATAGAGCAGTTAATTCGTAAGCTCTGTGTTCAAGTAGTTTGTTACGTATTTTATTTATTAAGTCTTTCATTGCGATAACCTTTTCATTTCTTCAGCCAGTTCTTCATCTGTTAGATCTGTATAGTCAAAGTTTGTATTGACGTTCTCAGTTCTCTGTAGTTTAG